CTGTAGCTATTGCCCACGTAGAGAAGTGGGTAAACATTCAGGTAATTAAGGATTACGAGCAGGTTGCACCAATCGTAGTTGTAGATGCAGTAGTTTGGTGGGAACCAAGGGCAGAGGGTCCTGTAAATCTTTCAGAGGTCAAGCAGTGGATTCAAAACCTTAGAAGACTTGGCTTTGATTTGGGTATGGTGTCGTTTGACCGTTGGCAGTCATTCGATATTCAGAACGAATTGAAGCAGGTAGGAATTAGAACAGAAACAGTCTCCGTTGCAAAGAAGCACTACGAAGACATGGCAATGCTGATTTACGAGGATAGACTCGCAATGCCAGCTATTGACCTGTTGTTTGAAGAGCTAACAGAATTGAAGATTATGAGGGGTAACAAAGTTGACCACCCACGCAAATCTTCTAAAGACTTGGCGGATGCTGTTTGTGGTGCTATCTTTGGTGCCATATCCCATACTCCAAGAAATCTTGATCAAGAGATTGAGATTCATACATATAAAGATCGACCCAAGACTATTGACAACAGTTCTGATAACGTGATACAATATAAATCTATCCCAGAAGATGTTAAAGAATACTTGGGTAGATTCAATCTTATCTAATCAATTAAGGAGATACATGACTTCTTTTAAGAAGCTTTCTATTGCCATTGTCGCTGCACTATCACTAGGGCTACTGGCAACCACGCCAGCTGCAGCAAACACACAAACTCTAGCAATTGCTGGTACAGTGCAGAACACTGGATCAACTGCTGCAACCGCAGTAGCTCTTCCAGTAGTGGAGGATGCACCAACTGCATCTAACGTGCTAAGCGTTTCTGTATCTGGAGTTGCTGCTGGAACTACCGTTTCTGCAGTTGCTACTAATGCATTCTTGCTAACTACTCTTACAGGAGCAACTGGAGCCTCTGGTTCTGCTACTGCTACTGTAAATGCAAGCACCAGCGGTAGCGTAGAGCTATTCGTGTTTACTAAGACTAGTAATGTTGGTTCTGTAACGGTTACTGTTGGAAACACAACCACTACTTACTACGTCAAGGGAACTGCAGGTGCAATCGCCAAGGTAGCTGTTTCAGCACCTTCGACTGGACTAGCTGCATCTACTCAGTCTGTAGTAGTTTCTGCTTTTGACAAGTTTGACAACGTCAAGGGTAGTGGATCTGTAAACCTAGTAATTAATACTAATGGTGCAATCACCACTACCACTGTTACTACTGGTGCAGGTGGTACTGTAAGCCACGTAGTAACCCTACCAGCTTCTGGTTCTGTTACTGTAACTGCATTTGCAGCTAGCTCTTCTGCTACTGCTACTATTGCAGTGACTCAGCCACGCAACCTACAGGCAGAGCTAGACAAGGCACTTGCTGATCTAGCTGCTGAGCAGGCTGCTCACGTTGCAACTAAGGGTAATCTACTAACTGTAACTGCACAGCTAGTAGCTCTACAGGCCAAGCTAGACTCTGCTACCGCATTGTCTGCTAAGGATGTTCGTAAGCTCAAGTGGCAGTACAACGTGCTTGTAAAGAAGTACAATGTTGGTAAGTCAAAGGCACAGAAGCTTGCCTTTATCAAGTAGTTAATGGTAAAATAATACTTGGGGAAGGGCTATTCTTGGTCCTTCCCCTTGTTTATCACCAGAATAAAAAGGGGTTATAATAGATGTCCATCCAAATAGTATATTTCTCTAACTATTCTGGAAATACTAAGAGATTCGTGGAGAAACTAAATGGAAATGCTGTTCGTATTCCTATCAATTATAGCGATAGTGGGAACATTCTTATGGACCATGAGTATGTACTTTTTGTACCAACTTATGGTGGGGGTTCTGAAAAGTCTGCAATCCCCAGACAGGTACGACGTTTTTTAAACGTTGAGTCCAACAGATCACTGCTACGTGGAGTAGTAGGATTTGGTAACACAAATTTTGGAGAACACTTCTGCAAAGCCGCAGATTTGATCTCAAGCAAAACAGGAGTACCCATTGTTGCCAGGGTAGAAATATTCGGCACTGATGAGGATGTTAACAAAGTAAAAGAGAGGTTAGAACTACTATATGGATAACTACAGCTACCATGAGCTAAATGCTATGCTCAATCTATATGATGCAAATGGCAAGATTCAATTCGACAAAGACAAGGCAGCAGCTAGGGCATACTTCCTAGACCACGTAAACCAGAACACCGTCTTCTTCCACAGCCTTGAGGAGAAGCTGGAGTATCTAGTAGAGAACGAATACTACGATGCTGATGTCCTTGACATGTATAGCTTTGACTTTATCAAGGATCTATTTAAGCAGACATATTCGTATAAGTTCCGCTTCCCAACATTTGTAGGAGCATATAAGTTTTACACTAGCTATGCCCTAAAGACATTTGATGGAGAGCGTTATCTAGAGCGTTTTGAAGATCGTGTTGTTATGAATGCTCTGATGCTTGCTCGTGGAGACAAGGAACTGGCAATGGATCTTGTGGGGGAGATTATCTCTGGCCGCTTCCAGCCTGCTACCCCAACCTTCCTTAATGCTGGAAAGCAACAGCGTGGAGAGTTTGTTTCCTGCTTCCTGCTACGTGTTGAGGACAACATGGAGTCAATTGCACGTGCGGTAACTTCATCTCTACAGCTATCTAAGCGTGGTGGTGGTGTAGGTCTAAACCTAACCAACGTGCGTGAGCACGGTGCACCAATCAAGAAGATTGAAGGTCAGTCCTCAGGAATCATTCCAGTTATGAAGATGCTTGAAGATGCATTCTCCTACGCCAACCAGTTGGGTGCTCGTCAGGGTGCAGGTGCGGTTTACCTAAACGCTCACCACCCAGACATCATGCGATTCCTAGACACCAAGCGTGAGAACGCTGACGAGAAGATTCGCATCAAGACTCTAAGTCTTGGGGTAGTTATTCCAGATATTACTATTGAGCTTGCTAGGAATAATGAAGATATGTACCTCTTCTCTCCATACGATGTTGAGCGTCTATATGGTAAGCCAATGAGCGATATTTCTATTACTGAGATGTATCAGACTTTGGTAGACGATGGCAGGGTACGTAAGTCAAAGGTGAAGGCTCGTGAGCTATTTGAAAGAATTGCAGAGCTACAGTTTGAGTCTGGATATCCATATGTCGTTTATGAGGACACCGTTAATAATGCTAATCCTATTGATGGTAGGATTAACATGTCAAACCTATGTTCTGAGATTCTCCAGGTAAATACACCAACAACCTATAACAACGATATGTCCTATAAGGAAATTGGTAAGGATATCTCATGTAATCTAGGATCACTAAACATCGCCAAAACCATGGAGTCTCCAGACTTTGGTAAGACTATTGAGGTAGCTATCCGTGCCTTGACATCTGTATCTGAGCAGTCATACATTGATTCCGTAATGTCTGTTGCTGAGGGTAACCGTAAGTCACGTGCCATTGGCTTGGGACAGATGAATCTACATGGATACTTTGGAAAAGAGAGGATGTTCTATGGAGACGAAGAGTCAATCGACTTCACAAATATTTACTTCTACACAGTACTCTACCACGCACTTAAAGCTTCAAACAAGTTGGCAATTAAGACAGCGTCCCCGTTTGAAGGGTTTGAAAAGAGTAAGTATGCTAGTGGTGAATTCTTTGTTAAGTACATCACTCAGGAGTGGAAGCCAGCTACAGAGAAGGTTAGCAAGCTATTTGCTGATGCGAATATCGAAATTCCAACTCAAGAAGACTGGAAGGAATTGGCACAGAGCGTAATGGCTCACGGTATCTACAACCAGAACCTGCAGGCTGTCCCACCAACTGGATCAATTAGCTATATCAATAACAGCACTAGTTCTATTCATCCTATTGCATCTCAGATTGAAATTCGTAAGGAAGGAAAACTTGGTCGTGTTTACTACCCAGCTCCATTCCTAACCAATGACAATCGTGAGTACTTCCAAGATGCCTACGAGGTTGGACCAGAGAAGATCATTGATGTCTATGCTGCTGCTACACAGCACATTGATCAAGGTTTGTCTCTCACTCTGTTCTTCAAGGATACAGCTACAACTCGTGATGTTAATAAGGCACAGATTTACGCATGGAAAAAGGGTATCAAAACAATTTACTACATTCGTATTAGACAGAATGCACTAGAAGGAACAGAAATGGAGGGATGCGTATCATGTCAGCTATAACAAGGCCAGTCAACTGGAACAAGGTTGAAGATCCAATTGATCTAGAAGTATGGAACAGACTAACTGCAAACTTTTGGTTACCTGAGAAGGTCCCAATCTCAAATGACTTGCAGTCTTGGTCTACACTACGTGACCACGAGAAGCTCCTAACTGTTAGAGCTTTCACAGGCCTGACTATGTTGGATACTATCCAGGGTACTGTGGGATCCATGAGCATCCTTCCAGATGCACGTACACAGCACGAAGAGGCAGTAATTACAAACATTGCCTTTATGGAATCTGTACATGCCAAGTCATATTCTAGTGTATTCTCTACTCTAATCTCTACACAGGAGATTGAAGAGGCATTCCGTTGGTCAGAAGATAATCCTTACTTGCAGAAGAAGGCACAGATTATTCTTGATAGGTACAAGGGCGATGACCCACTAAAGCGTAAGATTGCTTCTACATTGCTAGAGTCTTTCCTATTCTACAGTGGATTCTATCTACCTATGTACTGG